GACTACTTCGACTTCGACTACTTCGACAAGTACGACGAGTACGACATCGACTTCGACTACTTCGACCAGTACGACGAGTACGACATCGACTTCGACTACTTCGACCAGTACGACGAGTACGACGAGTACGAGTACGACATCGACTTCGACTACTTCGACCAGTACGACGAGTACGAGTACAACCAGTACGACATTAGAATGAAGCACAAGTACGACTTCGACGACCAGTACATCGACATCTACTACTTCGACCAGTACGACCAGTACGAGTACGACGTCTACTTCGACGACCAGCACGACCAGTACGAGTACGACGTCTACTTCGACGACCAGTACGACCAGTACGAGTACGACGTCCACGAGCACGACGAGCACAAGTACGTCTACGACAACGATAGAAGGAAGTACGAGCACGACGAGTACGAGTACGACGAGTACGAGTACGACGTCCACGAGCACGACGAGTACGAGCAGTACGACCAGTACGAGTACGACGTCCACGAGCACGACCAGTACGTCTACGACCAGTACGACCAGTACGACCAGTACGAGTACAACGAGTACAAGCACTACGACGACGTCGACAAGCACTACGAGTACAAGCACTACGACGACGTCGACAAGCACTACCTCAAGCACTACGACGACGCTGCCATCGTTTGATGATGTGTCTGTCTTTAAAGATTTAACATATAATTATGAATTTACGGAGGACATATAATGAAAAACGTTTATTACGAAAATGATGATATTACATTCCGGGGGCAGTTTGAAATAGACAACGTTGCACAGACACCGGATGCAGGATCAGCGTTAATAAAGATTATGGAAAAAGGAAGGTCTGTACCGTACTTGTCAGAAGTTGCTGCATCGATAACTGGAACGCAATTATACTATAAAAAAACTGATTTACGTAAAGGCGTATTCCGCGCTTTTTTCACTGCGTCATATGGGACCGGTGTTGATCAAAGAACCGGGACAATTAATTTTATAGTTAAGACTAAGGAAGGAAGGTAATACACTATGGCACGAGTCATGAACCCAAACTCATTGAAAAATTTAGGCACTAAAAAAGATCGCAAAGATGGGTATGGGCATATGTACGCAATCCCTCAAGAGAAGATAGATAAACTGTATAAGCTCCTTGCCGACGGTGATACGCTGTATAAGGCAGCTAAAAAAGTTGACATATGTTTTACTACAGCGAAGAAGTATTTTCTGCATGGCGATCCCCGGCGTGGAATTAAGCCGATCAAGGTGCGCATAGAGATGCTTCAGGATACTATCTCGCGTGAATTCGATAAAGAGATAATAGAGCGAAGACGGCATCTTGTTGATGTTATTGTTAGAGCTATTGATCAGATAGAAGAAAAGATAGAAGCAAATGTTTTATCAGACAAGGCCACATATGCTAATTTAGTTTCTTTGGCAAGATTAGAAGTTTTCTTGCGAGGAGGAGGTGTAGAGACACGTGAGCGTAAAACTATTGAAGCCACAAGTGCCGAAGACATTAGATCAGCAGCAGAAGGATAGGCAATGGATGATTCAGGAGTATCAGCGGTGCAAAACCGACGTAGAATACTTCATTGAAAACTATTGCCATTTTATCAATTCAAAAAAGCCTGAAGCACAGCGTGTTGGCCTGATGAAATTATGGCCGCATCAAAAACGGCATATAGCACAGCTGATAAAATTTATGGATACGTTTGCCGAGAAGTCACGCGAGATGGGCATAAGTTGGTGTACGATGGCGTTTGAGCTGCATCAATCAATGTTTACTAACTACTTCACCTCTCTCAACCTGTCGCGTAAAGAAAATGAAGTTCAGGATTCAGGATGCACGTATCATTCATTGATGGGCCGTATTAGGTTCATGCACGATCGGCTTCCTCCGTTCTTGAAGTTACGCGTGCATAGTCCGTTTCTCACATTTCATGTCTTGGCGACTCACTCAGTAATAAAAGGAGAGTCGGCAAATAAGAATGCCGGCCGTGATACGCAGTATAAATTTATATTCGTTGATGAAGCTGCCCATATTGATGTATTCCCTATTATGTGGAAGGCATTACGGAACGCGTCAGATTCGATCTTAGTTAACTCGACTCCTCCGGAGGACCCGCTTGATAACAAGTATGTAGAATTAAAGAACATGACCGGTAAGAATTTCAAGCTCATGAGATACCATTGGTCAGAGCATCCCGATAAAGATGAGGCCTGGTTTAAGAAGAAAACAGAATTGATGACTGCAGAAGAGATTGATCAGGAATTAGAGATAGGATATACACGTCGGGGAAGTGAACGTTCATACGTTGAATTCACTGACGACATCCATAGAAGCCGGCATAAGATTTACCTTAATAAAAACTACCCATTGATATTAGGATTTGATTTTGGCTTAGAGATGGAAGTCATTGTTTTCATGCAGCAAGATAAACATAAGCGTCTTTTCCTCTTTGATGTATATCGCAAAACGAATACGTTAACCCCTGAGCATTATTCAAATCTACTGAAGGTATTAAGCAAACTAAGATATTCAGGCAAGGTGTCAGATATTATAGCCTGGGGTGATCCGTTTCATGGTAAACGAAGAGATAGAACATCTAAAAGAAATGTAATAGATGAATATGCGTCAGTGTCAAAAGGCTTATTGCAGATTCGGACGCAGTACGTTTCGTTTGACGAAAAACGAAGAGCTGTCAAGCAGGTATTAAAAGACAGGGTTAACGGCCTTCCGCGTTTTGTGGTAAATTCTACATGCGAGATATTTTCCACTGCAATGACAAGTTTGAAGATGAATAAGCAGGGAGCAGATCATGTTGATAATAAGTATACTCATGAAGTCAATGCATTTGAGTATCCCACTGCCGTATTATATCCGGTAGTTAAAGCTCAGAGTATTAATATATCACTTACGTCTAACGGTACGGATGAAGATAGCGACGAAGAAAGCGAGCCTGATGTGTATCAAGGTCATCGCAGGTCGCTGCGATCAGTAATTAACAATAGCGGTATCATGAGGAGGAGGATCATATCATGAGTAAAAGAATATCTACGAACAGGAAAGCTACAACAAGGAAGAAAAAGGATAGTCCTGCATCAAGGAAGTTAACTGAGTCAACGCATAAGATAAAAGTTAATAGGGAATCACTTAAAGAAGCATATCCTATGGTCGGTGTTGAGACTAGCGAAGATGCTCAATGGCGTAGTTTGACTCAGGTTGCTCAACGTGACCTCGGTCCATTAACCCAGAAAAGAATGCAAGAGATAGCATTTTACTTATACGATTCAAATCCTCTTGCTCATAGGATAACTGAAATAACACGCGATTTCGTAGTCGGTGACGGCATACGGTTTAAGGCCAGAAACGAAGCAGTCAATAAAGTGTTAAGAGACTTTTGGGATGATCCTGATAATGCATTAGATATAAAGCAAGACTCTAAAGTTCTTGAATTGGGATTATGGGGTGAACAGTGTTATCCGGTATTCGTCAATGCGCACAATGGCCATGTAAAACTTGGGTACCTCGATCCAGGTGCGATCAGTAAGGTTGTTGTTGATAAGGATAATCCTGAAAGAACGAAGCAAGTTGTCTGGATGAAAAGAGGGAAAGCCCAGAAGTTAGATGTTATTAATGTAGATAACAGGAAGAGATCCATCACCGCAGGAAAGTTAGTCGGCGATTGCTTTTATTTTGCGATCAATAAAGTCGTGTGGTCAACAAGAGGCAGAAGCGATCTTCTCACTCTGGCGGATTGGATCGACGGATACGATCAATTTCTATTTGCCAGACTAGAAAGAGCCTTTTACTTAAATAACTTTATATGGGACATCCTGTGTGAAGGAATGTCTAAGGCTGAGATAGAAGAATTTGCTAAGGACATTCGTGCTCCGAAACCGGGATCATTAAGAATACACAATGAAAAGATTACGTGGAATATCATTAATACAAAATTAGAAGCAGCCGATGCGTCAGCTGAAGCAAAGCTGTTTAAGAATCAGATATTAGGCGGCGCCGGATTCCCGAGCCATTGGTTCGCCGAAGGTGAAAAGACAACACGAGCTACGGCTATGGAGATGGGCCTTCCCACACTGAAGAAGCTAAAAACACGCCAGAGATATGTTAAATACATGTTTACTCACATATTCAATTTTGTTATTGACCAGGCAATAATACATAAAATGTTACCAGCAAACGTTGACAGAACGTTTATCATCGTACCGGCACCAATTATAACCAAGGATGCAAGGGCATTAGCGCTGACCGTAGACAAATTCGCTAACGGAATGTCAACAGCGGTAGAAAAGAATTGGCTTTCAGAAAGATCGGCAAAAGACGCATTCAGCACATTCATGGTTCAGTTAGGTATCGAGTTAGATGAGCTCGAACAGATGCAGGGCGATTACGACGACGCCAAGGGAGGTAATAAAGATGTCAAAAAAGAAGAGCCAAAAGACGACAAGAACAAAGACAAAGACAAAAATGACGTATGATCAGCTATATAGTACGTTAGAAACAATCAAAGAGAGTATAGACAGGAGTTATTCAGCTGAGGCTGCCTTAATGCATTTGATGAAGATATCAAAAAACCTCGGGCTCACAGAAGAAATATCCCCGTGCTTTATTCAGCAGGAGTTTATCGGTGTAGATTGTATCGTAACCAGGAAAGACGGGGCCATTAGCATATCAATAGCAGACGGCGTCGACGTTACAAATAAGTTCCCAGCAGTGTGTGAATCGTTTTCTACTCTCAAGTATGATGCATTCTCATTCAAGGCAGTGCTCGAAGATCACATCAATGGCGTTATTAGTAATGAGGCGGTATTATTAGAGAGTATTAATACAGAGACGTTTGACGATGCCACTATAATGGCACAATGTTATGACGTTATTATTAATCCTATTAATAACGATGATGTGTCAGGGTTAACATTCAAAGAACGATTCAAAATTCTATCATCGATAGATTTCCCGCAGTCTAAATTCTCTCTTGATATAAGCAAGCATGTTAACCTTGCCCCAACATCATTTGTCTCTAACCCTGATGAGTTAAAGAAAGCGTTTACTTATTTCACAGAGAACACTGTTCATCCGATGAGGATCAATGTTCCGATAGATGGATTGCCGTTCGATCACATGATATCGGCAAATAAGGAGTCACAGCATAAGAATTCTCAATGCATGCAGTGCGAGGCAAAGCCTACATTTGAATACTTATGGGCCGAAGGAATGGCCCATGCCTGGTTTTGCAGTGTTCATGCTAAGCAATGGGAAGCAGAACATAAAGATGATGTTAATTCTAAAAAGGAGATTAAGGACGGCCTTGCAGTATCTAAGTTCTCTGACAATAAGAACCCTAACATATTAAGCGAAAACGTATACCCGTATTCACTTATTCATCATTGGTGGAGTGATAGCGAAGTAGAACAATGGGAGTTAATCGTCAAAGATAAAAGTATGCGTTATATACTTAACGCTAATATATCAGAAGCTAACGCTACTATATTCTATACTACTAAGTTAACAGAAGAAATATCATTAATAGGTGGTTCAGTTGCTAAGATTCAAGAAAGTAATGGATCGCCATCTTGGATGTCCAGGGTAACTCACGGAAAAATGCGCATCATCTCAAGCGACAACATACATAAAGAATTTGAGTTTCTGTCTGGATTAGTGTCCGGAGTATGGCACGCCTCCAGAGAAAAAGACAATAGCTCATTGTGGAATCTGTCACTTAAAGAATAGTTTTTTATTGACAGGCAAACGTTTTTGTGTATAGAATGATTCAAAGATGGTATAAAGTACACCGCTGCAATGAGATATGAAAAAAAAGAATTTACGTTCGCTTATTCCAATTTCACTGCTTGAGAGTAGTGACGGCGGTAGTACATATAAAGTAGTCATTATAGAAGAAGGACTTTCTAAGAACGGTCGCTTCTACCCACCCGAAGTACTCAAAAAATCATTACATTTATTCGAGAAAGCAAAAGTATGCTTTTACGAATTTGCCAACAAACACTTTAATCACCTGCCAGTTAAAGTTGAGGAAATTAGGCCAGAAGGTTTCCCTCTTCAAACTGCCGGGTTTTTAGATAATGTTAAATATGAAAGTATTGCCGTCGAAGGCAAGGAAGTCAATGGGCTAACAGGACTGTTGCATCTTTTTGACAATGATAAGATCAACCAATTGAAAGATTTGATAAAGAGCGCATGGGATAGTGGGCTCAAACAATTGCTTGGCTTATCAATAAATGCAGAAGGACCGCAATCAGTACAATTACTCAATGGTCGTCCGTTGTCAGTAGTGAATGCTATTAATAAGGTGTTGAGTGTAGATATCGTATCTAATCCGGCTGCTGGCGGCCAACTATTGCAATTGGTAGAAAGTATTAACGAATTTGAGAGGAGGGACGCAGAGATGTTTAAAGTTATTATTGAAGCTTTAAAAAAGGCACGACCTGATCTGTTAGAGGGATTGAATTTAGAAGAGATAAAAGAAGAAAATATCTCTACCATATTCGCTACCTTGTTATCAGAGGCAGCTGCCAAGACTAAGGAAGCTCAGACTGCAAAAGAGCAGGCTGATGGATTAGTAAAAGAAAAGAATGATTTAATTGCTAAGGCTGAAGAAACCGAGCTCGATGAAGCTATCAAAGCAGCCGACGCGGCAATGACAGAACAGGGTGTAAAAGAGAAAGACTTCCAAGAAGCATCTAAATCTGAATCGATCTTCAAGCAGGTATCAACATTGTTAGAAGCTAAAAAGTTTGCCCATGCTTCTGTCCTTTTGCAGAAATGCTTCAAGGAATCAAAAGCTCCGGCGAAAAAAGAAGTTCCTGCTATTAAACCGGCAAAAGAAGCGGTTAGCCCAGAACTTCAAAAAAGAATCGCTGCTCTTGAGAATGAGAACAAACTTGCTGCATGTGGAAATAATCTTAATGTATTACTTGAAAGCTCAGGTCTTCCCATACCGGTGAAAGATAAGGTTCGCAAGCAGTATGCAGGTAAGGTTTTTGCAGTAGCAGCATTAACAGAGTCTATTAAGGAAGAGAAAACTACATTGGCAGCATTATCCGATAGTGGCGACATTATCGATCTCGGCGATGATAATGTAATGAATATTCATGTTCGCAGATCCGGCAACGAGAGAATGCAGGCTAGTCTTGACCTGACACTCGGCGTCGAACCTGAAGAATCTGAAAAAGAAGAATATGCCGGTGTTGATGGTTTTTCAAGTATTCGAGAAGCATATGTTGCAATCACCGGTGATGTTGAAGTTTCCGGTCAGATGCCAGCAAGTAGAATGCATGAAGCAGTCACTTCTGGAAGTTTCAGTTACATGCTTGGATATTCTATAAACAGACGGATGCTTAAAGAATATAAAAAGCTCCCTGATTTATGGAAAAATATTGCCAATACTGTACCATTGAAAGATTTCAAAATGCAGGAATTAATTAGATGGGGCGGATTCGGTGTTTTACCTACAGTTACCGAAGCACGGTCAACTCAAGGTACTGCAACTGACTCAGCTACTCCTAGTTACCCAGAATTAGGTTTCCCTCTGGATACAGAGCAGACATATGCTATCGCGACTAAAGGTGGATTAGTCACCGTAACACGACGGTCTATCATCAATGATGATTTACGTCAGTTACGCAAAGTCCCTACAAAGTTAGCGCGAGCAGCAAGTAGAACTCTGAACCAGTTTGTTTTTGATTTGATGTTAGGTTACACAACAAGCGGTATAAACGCTAATGCGTTATGGCCTGATGAGTATGGCGTTGCAAGTCAGACAGCCCTGTATGCAACAATCCATAACAACTATGCAACTACAGCGTTGAATTTTGATAATATCAATACTTTAATGAGTAAAGGATATTATCAAGGCGAAGACGGTTATGCATCAGCAACAGACGATGCTTCGATCAACGCAAGTGTTACTACAGTGAATGTGACTGCTGGGACCGGAACATACTTTAAAGCTGGCGATATCATCCGAATAGGCGGCGAGTATATACGCGTATCAAGCGTTTCTACCGATGCCTTAACGGTTGTTAGAGCTCAGTATGGTACAACGGCAACGGCTCATAATATAAGTGGAACTACTTATCCGCAGGTATTTAAGATTAGTGATATTCTTGGCTTGCAGAATGCAATACTTTGGGTACCAAGAGGTCTTAAAGGAACAGCTTTGCAGATCGAGAATTCTACATTGCATCCTGAGAGTGGCGAAAATGCAGTCAATACTCTTAAAGGTGCATTTAAAACAATGGTATCTCCTTACTTGCGCGGTGATGAGAATAATTACTACATCAGCTATGGTAAAGATGAGATCGATCTTATTGAAGTCGGTTTCCTTAATGGTCGCGAAGTACCTGAAATATTGGTACAGGACCAGCCAACAGTCGGCAATGTATTTGTGTACGATACAATTAGGTATAAAGTTCGCCATGAATATGGTGGGGTTGTGCCTGATTTCCGTGCCTATGCGGCTGGCGTAGTTGCTTAGTTTACGATTTCTTAAAAGGGCAAGTCTCAGCATAGGGGCTTGCCCTTTTTTATTATCAGCTTTTGAATATAAAGAGGAGGATACACGATGGAACACTTGTCAAATAAAACTAGAATGCCTCATGGTGTTAGTGAGAATAACACTATTTTGGCAAAGAGTGACGACGCTACGCTGACACAAGCAGAAATTATGGATGCAAAGAAAGTTACACAAAGTGGAACTGGTAAAACTATTACATTCCCGGCTGCAGCTGCTATTTATGCAGGCGTGTCATTAATCATTGCCAGTATTCATGCATCATCTGCTACGAACAAAGTTTATGTTGCCGCAGGATATAATGGCGGTGGAGCCAGTTATGGCTATATTACATTACCGGCGTTAGGTTCTGCAATAGTACAGTGTGATGGAACGTATTGGTCAGTGATAGGCAATATGGACCCAGCCTCATCTTGATTATTGTAATGTTTCCTAGTCATTATAACGAGGAGGTGAAATGGCTATAGAATATTTACTCCCAAATGCTAGTGGTAACGAAACAGCTATAGCCGCGCAGTTTCCCGATTCAGGAGATCATTATGATAAGGTAGATGACATTGTTCCTAATGACAGTGATTATGTCTATACTTTTTCTACATCGTATGAGCGTGACTTGTACGGTGCTCAAGATTCAGGAATTGGTGCGGGCGGCATAACAAGCGTTGCAGTTGCCATACGTGCTTCGGCTGGAGGATCTGGTGGTAAGGCTTATTGTTCATTACGAACAACTTCTGCTACTCATGATGGTTCTACTGAGCATACGTTAACAGCTGCGTTTCAGGAATTCAAAGAAACATGGACAGTAAATCCAGAGACAAATAAAGCATGGACGTGGGCGGAAATCGATCTTCTCGAGATCGGCGTTCGAATGAAAACAGATAGCGTAGAAGACGCTGCACGATGCACAAGAGTTTCCCTTGAGATTAATTATGCAGGGACATCAACTTCGACGACAACGACCACGAGTACGAGTACAACGAGCACGAGTACGAGTACAACGAGCACGAGTACGACCAGTACGAGTACAACGAGCACGAGTACATCTACTACGAGTACGAGTACAACGAGCACGAGTACGAGTACAACGAGCACGAGTACGACCAGTACAAGCACAACGAGTACGAGTACAACGACCACGAGTACGAGTACAACGAGTACGAGTACGACGAGTACGAGTACGTCGAGTACGACGAGTACGAGTACAACGACATCGACTTCGACTACCTCGACCAGTACGACGAGTACATCTACTACGAGTACGAGTACGAGTACAACGAGTATTACGACATCAACTTCGACGACAACGACGAGTACATCTACTACGAGTACAAGTACAACGACCACGAGTACATCAACAACTTCAACTACTTCAACTACTACTACTGGAGACAATTTTATACACAATAATCCTTTAGTAGCGAATAAAGCTGGCGAGCTCGTCCCGGCTAATCAAAGAGTAACGATAGTCGGAATGTGCTTAGTGGCAGGGACCGATGCTGATTCTGTTGAATTAAGAACACAAACATTACCGAATGGTAAACATGTATGGAAAGCAACAGCCGGTGACATATCAGTATACGGTAAGAATGTTAATGGTCCAGGTCTAGGGGCTCCGTTTACTGTGTCTGGATTATATGTTCAGCGCATTTCAACTGGAGCAACATTATTCGTTTATACGTTACTGTAATAGAGAGGTGATTAATGTCAACGTCAACCAGCAGTTCATCAACGTCAACTACGACGACTAGCACTACGTCTACGACATCAACGTCTACGACGCAAAGTAACATTACAATAGAAGATTTTCGCACAAAAATAGATTTCAATTTACAAGACGACGCTGAGAGGTTGACGCCTACTGACAAGGAACTTTCCATTAATCATGCAGTACGTATGTATTCACGAGACAGACCACTTGAAAAGATCCACGATGATTCAAACGGCGATGGATCAACATATGATTTCACTCTCCCCTATGATTGGGATTCTAAATTTTCTCAGATCATAGGGGAGATTGAATATCCGGTATCATCAGATCTTCAGCAACCGCAGTATGTTGACGGTAATAATTGGCTTATATACAAAACTGCGAGTAGCCAGGTATTGCGCTTTTTGACATTTATGCCATCAAGTGCATATTCGTTTAGGTACCATTATTTAATTACCCATGTCGTCACTGATGATAATTGCACAATTTGCGAGAACGATTTTGATGCAGTGTGTGCTTTGGCAACCGGTTTCTTATGCCAGGCGTTAGCGGCAAAGTTTGCCCAGACCGAACAGCCGACAATAGAAGCCGATGTTATTGATTACCAGAGAAAAACAGATGTATACAGCGATCTCGCTAAAGCGTATTTTCAGCAGTATGATGATCACATGGGGGTAGGAGATAAAACGTTAGAACGAAAAGGAGCTATGGCCACCAAGGATCTTGATATTCAATTTTCTTGGACGGAAGGGTATATTACCCATCCAAAAAAATGGCGATAATGCCGGCGCCGAACGCGTAATAACCCGGTATAAAGGCGGCGATAACAATGAGTCTATCTACAGTCAGAGCGGAAGTTAAGTCTATTGTCGAAGACGTGTCGGGGATTGGCGACGTACATGATTACGAACGTTATTCAAAGGCATGGGAAACATATAAAGATTTATTCAAGTCAGGCGCCCACGTAAACTTCACTCAAATACTCCGTCCTTCTTTTGTCCGTGATGTCCACGGATCAGATTCCACCGAACGAGTAACCCATACTTTTATGATAAAAGGCGCGTATTCATTACGCGATGCTGATGCGACAGAAAAGACATGCCAGGATTTAGTCGAGGCGATATGTCAGCAATTCAGGAATAAGCCCAAACTTAACGATGAGGCTGAGGTTGTGAAGTACCCTATTCAAGGAAGAATATACAATGGCATGTTCGGCAATGTTCTTTGCCATATTTACGAAATAGATATATCAATACGGGAACGATTAGTTTTTTGATAAGGAGGAGATTAATGTCATACGAAGATTTATACCCAGCTCAAGAAGCACAAGAACCAGGACAGGGGCAAGGTGTAGGTAAACCACGACAAGGGCAAGGTGGATTTGATTCCTGCGCCTGTCCTCAATGTGGTTATCAAGTACCGCATCAACGCGGTGTATCATGTAATACTTTACAATGTCCGAAATGTGAGGTTTCTTTAATTGGTAAATGATTATTTAAGGAGGTGTACCGATGGCTACTATATTAACGAGGAGAACACAGGTAGCGATTTCAATTGAAAATACCAAAGGAACAGCTGAGACATTGACAGCGAGCGAGGCGACTCTCCTTGCTTATGAACCTACTTTCAATTTTAATCCCGAGCAATTTAAAAGAGATCCATTCAGGAAGACACTATCTAGGATGAACTCCGTACCCGGAACGCGTCCATGTGAATTGACTCTTAAGTGTGAATTAATGGGCCCTCCATTTGCCAGTAAAGGAACAACAACTCCTTTATCCAGGCTAATGCGTGCATGCGGTTTTAAAGACACATTATCAGTTGGTGTCTCGAATACGCTGACTCCCATATCAACCGGATGGGAAACAATCACCATTGCAGTTTTTGAGGATGGTTTGAAGAAGGTAATATCCGGTGCGATGGGCAACGTCAGAATCGTATTAAAAGTCGGCGAGCCTATCATGTGTGATTTTACAATCGTAGGTAAATACGCATCACATTCAGACACGGCCATGCTTTCGCCTACATACCCTGCGTCAAAACCTCACATATTCCAGAATGCAACCGTGACTGTGTTCACTGATGAGTTGCTGATTGAGAGTATGGAAATTAATATGCAGAATGAAATACGGCTTCGTTCTAAACCACAGGACGCAAGCGGTATCTATTACGCTCAGATCGTATCACGCAATCCTGTGCTTACATTTGATCCGGAGCAGGAATTAGTCGCGACGCATGATTTCCTGTCTAAACTTCTATCCACTGATGAAGCAGCTGTCAGTATTGTTACAACAGCAACAGATCAGACGGAGTTGACAATGAGTATGCCTAAAGCTCGATATACCGGCTTACAGACCGGCGATCGTGACGGAATAAGAATATACTCTGCGGTGTGTGAGCTTAATATGAGCTCTGGTGATGATGAAGTTAGCATTGCTCTTGCTGGTACATCAACCAGTACGACTACAACGTCAACAACATCAACCAGTACGACTACAACCACTTCATAATATGGCAAAATGTTTATTTAAAGCTAAGATCGAAGTTGACCGGGTGGGCCATCTTAAGAAATTGGCAGATATTGATATCCCGATGAAAGAGATATCACAGGATATTGTTAATAAGATTAAGGGCAACATACGCAAACGCGTTACATACCTCGGTCAACCGGTCAAAGCTCTAGCAGAATCAACGGTAAGACGTAAAGTAGCTCTTGGCTCAAAGTTTCCTGACTTACCATTGTACCGTAAAGGGGTAATGTCTAATGCGATACGCTATTATAGGGTTAAGGCAAATCGTTATGAAATAAGAATTTCTCCTCGCGGTAGACCAAAACGTGATGTAGTTGCTTATAGGCATCAAGTAAGAGGCGTCGGTCCGAATCAGGTGTTGCGGCCTTTCTTTGGAATAACGCCGAAAGACATGAAGAAAGCGGTAAAGAGAATGCAGAGGTGGATTAAATTATCGGTAGCGCAGGCAAAGCGCGAGAAAGTAAAAGTAACCTGGAGGTTTTAAATGATTAACGGAATAGCATACAAAGAGGTCGTGGAGTATACGTTGCCTGAAGATACTGTAAACCCTACAGTGTGGCTCATTGGGGCACTCGATTCAATCACTCAGGACAGGATGACAAAGCAGTATATGGAATTTGACATGAACGCTCCTGAAAAACGTCCGACTATTAAAGCTGACTACGATCCTTTCGAGCAGGATAAGCTCACTGTTAAAATAGGGTTGAAGGGTTTTAGAAACTTCAAAGTGCTCGGTAAGGACATTAAATTTGAGACAGAAGAAATTGAAATGTTTGGCGAGAAAATGATCGTCATGACCGATGACGTATTAAAACGTATCCATTCAGCGGCAATACATAAATTGGCCCGAGTGATATGGGATGAGAATTTAGTAACTCCGGAAGAAGAAAAAAACTAACACTGGCAATTCATGTATCGCGTTTCGGTCTGAATTGTCGGAAATGTAATGAGAAAGAAAAAATATATCGCGGTTGCGAGGGAAATCCGAAACAAGATTATTTCTTAGAAATAAATGGAAAGAGAGAACAACTAACAAGATGTCCGGTTAAACTGCTTCACCCAATGTCACTACAGCATTTGCATTGGTACAAATATTACAAGAACGGTTTTCTACCATTTGCCGGACCGATTACAAAGCAGCCTGCTAAGCTGCTGGCGATATTTGACATAATAGAACGAGAAATTGATTTATCACAAGGAGAAAAGTAATGGCTGACGAAAAAATGAGGATCATTCTCGAGTTCCAAGATAATGCCAGCGCTGAGATGAAGGCTGCAGCGAGAGCAATAGAAGCAGCAATTAAACGTACAGGATCACAGACACAGCAACAGGGTGAGCGCATGGCTCGCTCTCTTGACAAAACAGCGCAGGCAACAAAACGTTTATCATACCAATTCAAGGGCATGCGGGGAGTTACGAGCGGATTACGTGAATCTGTCGGTCGGTTACGTAACGCTTTGCTTGTAATGTTCTTTGTCATCAGGCCCATCTCATTAGAACTTCGTAAAATAACAAGAGCAGCATTGGCTCAAGAGAGAGCAGAGAATAAGCTCCGTCTTGCTCTAAAAGGATCTGGCCTTGCATCTAAAGAGCAGACAGATGAAATGATGCGGTATGCCGCCGAGCTGCAGAAGACAACTGTATTCGGTGATGAACAGATCATTAATGCTCAGGCGATGCTTGCGACATTTAAATTAAATGCTGAACAGATTAAAGAAGCGACTCCCCGCGTATTAGATATGGCCAGGGCGACTACGCGCTTGACCGGTAGACAAGCTGACTTACAGGCAATAGCATTAGCAGTTGGTAAAGGGTTGTCAGGACAGGTTGGAATCTTAAGTAGATATGGTGTAAAAATATCTGATTCAGCAAAGAAGTCAGGAAAGTTTTCTGACATCATTAAATCATTAGATGAGAACTTTAAGGGAATGGCGCTTGCTCAACTTAATTTTTCTGATCAACTCGAACAAACAAAGAATGCACTCGGTGACTTTAGGGAGGCTCTTGGTAAGGTAATCATTGAATCGCCGGTTGCCATAGCAGCATTGCTTATAATTAAAGAAACACTCACCGACCAGAAAGAAGCGCTTGATGAGGCTCGTGATGCAAATGATAGTTTTCTTAAGCAGTGGCAGACTACAGCGAACGCGTTGATTGGTATCAACGCTACAGTAAAAACAGGTTTTGATTTTTTATCGGAAGGGTTCAAAGGGATAGTATACATATTGGCTGGCATCTTTGAGGGGGTGGCGAGGGTAATCGCGCTTGGTGTAGAACATGTTATGAAGACAATCGCTATAGCATTAAAAGACGTGGCTAATTTAATGTTTCATTTGCGTGATTTGCCTGGCTTTGGAGATAAAGCAGTGGAACTTGGAATGAAATTAAACGCTGCAGCAGTTGGTATTATGAAGAGCAGGAGAGGTATTGGTGATTCACTCAAGGGCGCAGCTGATGAGGTAGCAAAATTTCGCGCCGAGCTCGGGTTAGAAGTAAAAGATGCCGGAGACATCATGGAGGAAAATTTTAATAGGATGATAGATGCGGCATCGTATTTCGATAAAGTAATTTCCAAGGTCAAAGAAAAGATGAAAGACTTCATTGATGCAAAGAATTTTAGCGAAGGGCGGAATAGACTGATTAAATTCTTTGCTGATTACGAAAAGGAATTCACTAAAGTAACGCAAGGTATGGAAAAAGCATTTTCAGATATCTTCTATGATTCAGCAGTGAGAAAGTTTAAGAGCCTTAAAGAATACGCTGCTGATTTCGGAAGAACATTATTACGAATAATGTCTAACCTTGCAGCAGAGAAGTTAGTTGGCCAAGTATTTGGATTTTTATCAGGGCCGACAAGCTCAGTAGCAGGCCAAGTGGTAGGTGAAGCTGCCGCTCGTCATGACGGCGGAGCAATGAAGCCGTACCCATATGCCAGGCGTTTTCAAACAGGCGGTGTCGTGCCGGCATTATTAGAACCGGGTGAAGGTATTATTAATAATAGAGCTATGGCCTCCCTCGGCAGTGATGGTTTAAATGAGATTAACGAAGGCAGGCCTTCGCAGGATAAGGGCGGTGGCCAACCGGTAGTCGTCTTACAGTTATGGGATATAAGTGATGTCATGAGACATAAGGATGCTGTCATTGCGATTATAACCGAAGCAATGCAGTCAAACAGTCCGATGCGCAATGTAATGAGAGAGTATGTCAGCTAAATTTACATTAGAACCTGACTTTGTAATTGAAGAGGAACCGTCATTTGATACGCTAGTCTCTGAAGGCATAGGTCTTGAACAGCGTAGATCAAAACGTGAACATTCAATACGTTCATGGAAATTAGTTTTTCGTAACAGAACTCAAACAGAGGTTGATACAGCTAAGTCTTTTTTCAATGCCCGCCTTGGATCATTCGATTATTTTGAATGGGAAAATACAATTGATTCAGTAACATATACTGTTCGATTCGAAAAAGATTCATTCACATATAAAGCGAAGCAATACGGCGTGTATGACTTTGATATTGTCCTTGCAGGATTGCTGCATTGGTCAACGACATCGAGTACGAGTACGACGAGTACATCTACGACGACTACTTCGGTTGAGAGTACGAGTACGACGAGTACGAGTACGACGACTACTTCGACCAGTACGACGAGTACGAGTACGACGAGTACGAGTACGACGAGTACGAGTACGACGAGTACGACGAGTACGACATCGACATCGACTACTTCGACCAGCACGACGAGTACGTCTACGACATCTACGACCAGCACGAGTACGTCTACGACATCTACGAGTACAACCAGTACGAGTACGTCTACGACCACTATTGAAGGAAGTACGTCTACGACATCGACGAGCACGACGAGTACGAGCACGACATCGACATCGACTACTTCGACGACATCAACGACATCGACATCGACTTCGACTACTTCGACCAGTACGACGAGTACGAGTACAACCAGTACGAGTACAACCAGCACGAGTACAACCAGTACGACATCGACATCGACTACTTCGACCAGTACGACGAGTACGAGTACGACGAGTACGACATCGACTTCGACTACTTCGACCAGTACGACGAGTACGAGTACGACGACAACGACTAGTGAAACACCATCGGGTGAGTTTGATTATCTCCAGTCGGCTGCGGATACAGCTAATTCAACCGTGTACACATTCTCAGACCAGAACTTAGGGGTGGCTGATGCTGATAGATATATTATAGTTACCGCAGCATCAAGAAAAGCTGGTTCAACATATACGTTAACAAGCATAACTATTGGTGGTGTTTCAGCCACTATAGTTGAACAGGCAACTGGTCATAATTCTAATGCTGATTGTGCTGCCATTGCTATAGCTAAAGTACCAACAGGCACAACTGGTGATATTGTTGTAACATGGAGTGCAGGTTGTGTCCGTGCTGCCATAGGTGTCTACCGTGCAGTTGGCAACAGTCTTGCAGCTTATGACTCTGGTTCAAGTGTTGCAACTGATCCTACATACGATCTCGATATAACTGAAGATGGGTTTGCTATAGGGGCTGGGGTTTCAGGACTATCTACTTCAGCTGTGTGGACAGGCTTAACTGAAGATGCAGATGCGGTTGTTGAATCCAATATGACATACACATGGGGTAGCGACAAAAATATGTCTGCTGAAACAGATAGAACGATACTCATAAATATCAATTCCTCAATCGAAGTGGCAGGTGTCTTTGCTTCATGGGAATGTAGTAAATCAGGGAGTACGACGAGTACGTCTACCACTAGTACAACCAGTACGAGTACGACGAGTACGACATCGACATCGACTACTTCGACCAGCACGACGAGCACGAGTACAACATCTACGACATCTACTTCGACGACATCTACATCTACGAGCACAACGACGTCATCGACGACAAGCACATCGACAACAACAACTCTTGAGGTACCAACGATATCGATCGATGCGATATCGACACCGCAATCTAATGTTGTCTCAGTAACATATGATTTGACTACATCCCTGGCTGCAAAATGCTCTATAACATGGGATTATGATGATGGTGGGTGGCAGACATGTACCGGATCACCGCAAACAAACGTAAGTGAAGGCACGGGAAAGACTTTCAATTGGAATTCAGGAGTGGATGTTTCATCTGACATAACAACAAAAATGCGAGCTCGAGCAACAGATAATCAATCGCCACCGCAGGTAAGCGCTTATGATGAATCGAATGAGTTTGATCTTAATAATGCATAATAGGAGATAATACAAATGTCTGACTTTTCCTTACAACCTGATTTCGTTATCGAAGAGACACCTGAATTCACAACAGATATTAAAACGTTTGAGGGTGGGTCAGAGCAACGGCACTCTAAGCAAGCAAGTCCGTTGCGCAAATGGCGTCTTAGATTTATTAATAGACAGCAAACAGATTTCACAACATTGCGTGATTTCTTTTTAGCACGAAAGGGAAAATATGATTCATTCACTTGGACAAACCCGATCGATGACGTTGAATATGAAGTAAGGTATGATAAAGATAGCTTAACATATAGATTAAAAGCGTATCAGGTATATGATTTTGATTGTGTATTTAAACAAATAATTGCTTGGACAACGAGTACGACGAGTACGACAAGCACGAGTACGAGCACTACGACGACGAGCACGAGTACTACGACGACGAGTACTACGAGTACGACAAGCACGAGTACTACGAGCACAACTAGCACGAGTACTACGAGCACTACGAGCACTACGAGCACGAGCACATCAACATCGACGACGACGACGACAATAAGCACTACGAGCACTACGAGCACTACGACAACTGTATAAGGAGCATTGATTATGCCGAGAGTTATTTCAGCAACCTACATATCCGAGAAGAACAAAGAACAGAATAAACCAATATTCCTGTACACAATACACGAATATGATGGTACACATAACCTCACTTTTGCCGGATATGATTCAGATATTGTTTATGACGGAGTAACGTATGCGTCATTTCCGATATCGCATGAATATATTGATGAGAACACCAGGGGCGAATTACCGTCAGTCAAAGTAACCATTGCTAATATATCGCGATTGATACAGGCTTATTTAGAAGAATATGATTTCAGAAAAAAGAAAGTGACAATTACGCAGGTATGGGCAAACTTGCTCGATGACGCTACTGCAAATATTGATTATGTTTACAATATTAATAATTATACAGCCGATCAATACAACGTTGAATTATCCCTGCGAAGTAAGTTAGATATATTAAATGTTTCAATCCCATCAAGAACTTATTCGCGTAACTATTGTTCATGGGTATTTAAGGGAACAGAATGTACTTATGCCGGATCTGAGTCATCATGCAACAAAACATTAACCAGGTGCCGAGAATTAAGCAATGAAGAAAGGTACGGTGGGTTCCCGTCAATACCGAGCAAAAGAATATACGGAGGTTGGTAGTGGTTTCAGAAAGTGACATCATGCGTCTTTTTGTCGGTGTACCCTACAAACACCACGGCAGAGACTTAGAGTCAGGTGCAGACTGTTGGGGATTAATCATGTTAATCTATAAGTCAATGGGATATACGTTATTTGATATCAATGAAGAATACGATGAACATTGGGGATCAAAGGATAAGAATTATCTCATAGAGAATTATTACCGAGAGTGGGAGCCTATTGAAAAGTATAACTTTCTTGATATGGTTATGTTTAACAATAGGAAAGGTAAGGTTGACCATGCCGGGTTAATGTTAAAATACGGCAGGTTCATTCATGCCTGCAGGAAGACAGGGTCGGTTGTGTCGCGATTAAATGATAAAAGGTGGGGCAACTCAGTTAACGGGTTCTACACATTAAGGAAGATAAACAATGATAGCAGTAAAATACATACCTAATATTATTAGCAATGAAGACAGAGAAATAAAGGCCCTGACATTCTTGCGGCGTAAGCATTTGTCTGACTATCTGAAAGAGTCCGGAATCGATCATGCGGATCATACGATAATTTTATCAGGGAAAAATGTTACTTCCGAAGATGAAGATTATTCAAAAATATTCGTCAATGATAATGAAGAAATATTAATCGTAAAAGAAGTTAATGCTCTGACCCTTTACGGCTTATGGGTTTTGATTAAGGTACTTTGGATTTATTACGTCCTGCCGAACTTATGGCAGACTATTGTATTCCTTGCATCAGTCGGATACTCAATATATGCAGCACGGCAAAAACCAAAGATGCCTTCATTCGGGAATAGCCAAGACGAACAGTCGCCTACATATGGATGGGACGGACCAGCGACAACGCAGGATGTTGGCATACCTGTTCCTTTATTTTATGGAACACATATTGCTGCAGGAAATATTATTAATGCATTTGTTACTACCGATGAAGATAAGAACTATCTTAATGTATTGGTAGCGTTATGCGAAGGTGAAATAAGTAGCATCAGCGATATTAAAATAAACGACAACCCTATTGCAAATTATGACGGCATAACAACCTACACAAGAATGGGCACTAATACGCAGTCAGTCATACCAAACTTTAATGATTTGCATGACTTGCACGCAGTTAATGCTGCATTGACGAAAGATAATCCGTATATTTATACTACCGTAGGGACAGAGATCGAGGGGTTCAGAATTCATTTGCAATTTCCCTCTGGCATATACAATATCAATGCTACCAGTGGCGCCGTTGGACCATACGACGTGACCTATACTGTACACTATAGATCAACTGGAGTTGGGGCGTATATCAGTCTTGGCTCTACTACTGTGCACGAATCATCACGTACAGTTGTAAGAAGAATATACGAGAAAATAGGAATACCAGCTGATCAATACGATATTAAAGTGACGAAAACATCGGCGGATTCGACGTCTGCAAACATTGGTGAAATGTCATTGCAGAGCATTGATGAATTAACTCCTGACGATCTTGCTTATCCCAATACAGCATTGCTCGGCATTAAGGCTCTTGCATCAGAACAGCTGTCAGGCGGAATGCCTAACTTCACAGTCATATTAGAAAGTTTACTAATAGATGTCCCGAAGGTAATGAACGGAGCATCAGAAGCTTCGTGGGCTGATTATTATTGGGACGCCGACGCAGAAGAATATAAGTTATTATCAGATGATACATCACTAACATTCGACGGAAGTACATACGTCAAAAGATTCAGCGGAAACCCGATATTCTGTATGAAGGATTTATTTTTGAATAACCGCTACGGCATAGGATCGTATATCGATTCTACAGAGGTTGATGATGACATGTTCCTTGAGATGTCGCGCTACTGTGAAGAGAAAGTCCCTGACGGTTCCGGCGGTTACGAAAAACGATTTATACTTGATGTTGCAATTGATAGTAGAAAGAAAGCCCTTGATTGGATTCTTAATTTATGTGCTACATTCAGAGGGATGCCATTCTACGCAGGAGATTCAATAAAATTAAGAATAGATAAACCTGCTACTGCTATTCAGTTATTCACCATGGGGAATATGATAAAGAATACATTCTCCCAGTCATGGAAATCAACGAGTGATGTACCTAATACCCTTCAGGTGCAATTCATGGATAAGGATAAGAACTACGAGCAGGACACGATAGCCTATATCGATGAGACTGCGTTAGCCGCCGGAGATCCGCAAAAAGAAATGCAACTAAGATTATACACGACACGATTAAGCCAAGCAATAAGAGAAGCCCGGTATGCGTTAAAGGTTGCAAAACATATAAATAGAACCATAGCGTTCTCTGTAGGTTGTGACGCTGTTGCTGTTTATCCGGGTGATCTTATTAGCGTATCTCATGATGTGCCTCAGTGGGGGTTCTCCGGAAGAATTGCCCGCGGTTATTCAACGCAAGTAATGCTAGATAGAACGCTTACTATTGAAGAAGGATATACTTATGCGATATTAATAAGAATGAGTGACGACACTCTTGAAGAAAAAACTGTAACGAATGCTGCCGGCGATACAAACATACTCACTGTGAGTTCTGCGTTTACAAAAACACCTCAACAATATGATGTTTACTCGTTTGGGAAAACAAGCATTGTGGTAAAGGATTTCCGCGTTGTCGGCCTACAGAAGAACGGCACACAGGAAATACGCATAGACGCGATAGAGTACAACTCAGGTGTATACGATGATACGGCAATAGATTTGCCGGTAACAAATTATTCAGCCCTCGATATATCAATACCGCCTGTTGAAAATATTGCTCTCACAGAACGGTTGGTGAAATTGGCCGACGGTACGATTTCTGATGTAATCGATGTTTGGTGGAAGAAACCGAACATGCCTAATTACGTCCAGACAGTAAAGAAATTCTACATATATATTACGCAAGACACTACACAGGGAGTATGGACGAAAGCTGGTGAAACAAACTCAATGTCCTTCTCGATAACTGACGGCATCGAGGATCTACAAAAATATTATGTTGCAGTTACAACAGTAAATGCATTCGGCGAAGAGGCTGCTATTAACCAAAGCTCTCAAGCTGAGATAACTATAGTAGGTAAGTCGGCGGCGCCGAGCGATGTTACTACATTTCTCGTTAACCAGGCAAGAGATAAATTATACTTTGGCTGGACTGAAATATCAGACGTTGATAGATCAAGCTATGAAATCAGAGCCGGATCAGATTGGGAGTCAGGCGCGGTGATAGTGTCTGGTATCAAGAGTGATCATTACACCACGATCGATTTCAGGACCGGTGCAGACCTTCCTTACTGGATTAAAGCAATAGATACAACCGGTCATTATTCAGAGAATGCGCTCGAGGTAACAATTACAATAGATACGATACCCTTCCAGAACATTATCAAGAATTACAATGAAGAGTCTGATTGGACTGGCACAAAATCTGGCACAGAAAAAGACGGCAACAACCTCATAATCACTGCAGGGATATTAAGCGGAGCATATATTACGCCGATACGTGACGTCGGATATGTGGCTACATTCAGGGTCGGCCTTGAAGTTGTTACTTCTGTAAGCCAGGGCAGATCGTTTGATACTGACGGAACAACACAGTTCGATACGTTTGGAAGCCTACGTTTTACAGGGGAAGAAATACCCGGAGCTACTGCATTTCAAATTAGAACATCCAATGATAACGTTACTTGGAGTGCTTGGGCGACATGGCAGGCCGGTGATTATAGATGTAGATACTTCCAGCTAACAATGACTATGGCCAGGACAAACGTTGATTCTGCGCTTAATTGTTCTCAACTCGAGTACTATGCTGACTTGCCAGACGTCGATGAAAATGGTGAAATAAGAGTTGTTAATGCAGCTTCAGGAGGCACAGTAACTTTTGGAAAAACATATCATGAAGATCCGGTGGTGAACATATCAATATTAACTGGAGGCGGAGTGTATTATAGGTTCAGTTCAGTTCCGGATACAGTAGGATGTACATTTCAGATATACGACGCTGCCGGAAACAAGAGAACAGGAACATGTCGATACCATGCTCATGGAATATAAGGAGACTACAGTATGTCAAAAAAAATAATACCACATAGAATGATCATAGACCTTAATCCTGACGGAACATTCAAAACAGGAATCCTGCAGTATAGACTGCGCCATAACGGTGCCGGCGACAATAAGTTTTATACAATGGCTATTGACGGGGGGATAAGCCTCCCGACTATTAATACATTATTAATAAAAAGCAAAGAACATGTGGAAATCGGCGAGAAAATTCGTCCGAACGTAAGTGATGGGAGGCCTTTATGATCAAAGATAATGCATTATGTTGCGACAGATGCAAGAAACCGGTGATGAAAGACACAGCTTATATCGCGGTAAGCGCTAGTGTTATCATGTTTGATAACAATATCAAACCAAACGTATTTACCTGCGTTGAGCAAATGTATAATTATGCTCAAAAGATAATAATGCATCCGCAGTGCTGGGTAAATACTCTGGCTGATCACGGAATTGAATTATACGATATGAACGAAGTCGCTAAAGGGTACAAGCAAAAACGTAAAAGAGAAGGCAACCCGCCGATTAAAGAATTATATAAGTGGTGGGAACGCCTATTCATAAGGAAATTAAAAAAGAAAAAGACTTAAGGAGGAATAGCTATGGCTTGGGATAATGCAATACCTTCAAACGATGAATTATTAGTAAACTTTCCTGCTCTATGCAGGGCTAATTGGGGTGCTGTTGAAGCATTTACAGATGCATCATTGCAGATAACTAATGGTAAGGTTGCCCCAGGTGCAGGCATAGCTGATTCAAAATTAGCCCAAATAACAACAGCATCGAAAGTACATGGAACGGCACTAACCGGCATGGCAAGCGTACCGGCTGCGGCTGGCGTATTGCCGTCTGCTAACTCACCAAACAAACTAGCGGCCGATGCCGCGGATACCACTCCTCAGTATTTAGATAGCTTGATCAATACTGATATGTTCGAGGTATCTGCTGGTGATCTATTAGAATTAAAAGACGGCGGTATCGAGGCTGAAAAGTTTGAGAGCGGATCAGCTGCCCCCGGCAATTGGAAGTTCTATGGGACAAGCGCTGCAGGAGCATTCGGCTTTCGCTCTCCTGATCACGGTAATTTAGTTGGCCTCACTGATGATGATCATGATACCGGCGCAAACGCGTATTTAAACGTAGCACGCCATGACGCTGATCCTCATGCCGGACTCTCTATTAGCCAGGCGCAACATGCCGATTATGTAGCGGGTGGTGTACGAATTGCCGAGTCTGACGATGCCGTAACAGGAGCAGCAGCAGCTTCCTACGTAAAGTGCAAAGAAATTTTGCTAGATGCCGGCGGAGAGTTGAGAATTTATTTTAAACTTACATATGCTCCCGCTCCAAATGGAACACCTAAAGCAAGAATCTATCGTAACGGCGTAGCTGTAGGAACCGAACAAACTGCCATATATGGAAATTCAGAAGATATAGCAGGGTGGAGCGTAGGTGATTTGTGTCAGTTGTACCACAAAGGAGACGGGTTCGTTGCGCCTTCTTCATCTAATTTCCGGCTTTCTGCAACTGTTAGAAAGTCGATAAGGGTTATTTCTTAATCTATATAGTAATCAACTATAAAAGACACGACAAAAAGAGCGTAATGATCAGCGAACAGGAATTCAAAGAAATTTCAGGGCAGATCAAGGTGATTATCAAAGAAATGGAACGCTTGAAAAATGGCAAGGATAATGGGCGTAACATTACGCCTCATGTTATGAAGATCGATAAGCGCTTAATAGAGCTTGAGACAAAATTCGATCGGCATGAAGAGCACTCTAGTAATAGGTGGACGAACCATGACAAAGAAGCTCATCTGCGGTATCAGGTTCTTGCCAATGACATAGCTCAAAGCATAAACACAACAGTCGATAAACTGCGTGATCATGTCTCAGGAACATTTCATGAGTTGTTTGCTAAGATAGAAGAATCAAGAATGGTTATGGACAAAAATCTAAAAGAAACAAATGTCGCTATAGTTGCCCTTCCTTGCAATACACACATAGAACGTATGCACGGATTCAGCACACGGCTTCATTGGCTATGGATAATATTATCCACTGTAATAATATGCGGTATCGTATTGGGTATATGGGCAAAAAACGTATCTCACCATAGCGAGGAGTTGATGGATTTATGGAAGAAAAATCAAACACGTACTCAATTACACGAGAACGAATCAAAGAGCTCATAAATGATATTGAGGCTATAAAGGCTTTTAATTATAAGCAGTTTAAAGAGCTGTCATCTATCTCGAGTGTCCTGCTCGAAGATGAAGACCGAGATGAAAAGTCAGACGTAGTCATCAATTCGATAAGAGAAGTCCTGGCGTTTAATTTCAAGCAGTATAAGAAACTGAATAAGATGTATTATTATATGATGAAAACTTTGGACCCAAAGTGGGAGCCAAGACAATATATTATTAAGAAAAAAGGAGGTGAACGTGATGCAGCTAAATGAGATTTTTTCTAACTTCAACGTGGGTAAGGGGATGGGCAAATTCATTCTCGGCGCATTGGCTACTGGACTTGCCTATTTAGTTCAGAACCCAGAAACAGTAACTCAGCTTATTCCTAGTCATATTGCAACAATGACAATAGGTGGGTTAGCACTAGAATTGATTGATTATTTATTGTTACTTATCAAGAAAGCAACCGCTAAACCGACAATATAGTTATCTAGCATACTCTTCCCCCATTTTCCCCATGTTCGGCCCGGTGCCCCCAATCTCCGGGCCGTTATTATTTTACTCTGTCTATCCACCATGGCATATGTTCTAGGTACCAGTGTATTGTTTTCGCCAATCCGCTCTTAAAATCAGTCATTGGTTTCCAACCGAGAGATTTAATTTTGTTTGAATTCATTTTGTATCTGAAATCATGACCAGGGCGGTCGTCTACGTACTCAATTAAATCATGAGAGGCTTCCATTATGTCAAGAATATTAATAGTAAGCTCGTTATTATTAATAATTTCGTCACTGCCAATATTGTAACATTCGCCTGGCGCCCCTTTATCGATTAATAATGAAATCGCCTGGCATGTATCGGCAACAAACATCCATTCACGCTGCTGCCTGCCTGAACCATATACCGGAAGCTTTTTATTATTAATAATATTAGTAATGAATAACGGTATAATCTTCTCCGGATACTGGTATGGCCCATAATTATTCGACGGCCTGACCACAATGACCGGAAAATTGTATGTTTTATTATACGCTCTGCATAATAATTCGCCGCTTGCCTTTGACGCTGCGTATGGAGAATTAGGCCTGAGATGTGAATCCTCTGTGAATTCACTGTGGACTGTGCTTCCGTATACTTCATCAGTTGATATCTGGATGAACTTTTTTACTTTATACTTCCTGGATTCAGCCAGGAGCGTAAAGGTTCCGTTGATGTTTGTCTCAATAAAATTGGCGGCGCTTAATATCGACCTGTCTACATGCGTTTCTGCTGCAAAGTTAATGACAATGTCAGGTTGGTATCGATCAAATACTAACCGCATTGCTGCGTTATTACAAATATCCGCACGTTTGAAGATATGCCGTTCGTTTTCAGGGATGTACTGTATGTTTTCAAGAGATCCGGCATACGTCAGCTTGTCTATATTAATAATCCTGTAGTCATTATTAATACTGAGCATATGCTTAATGAAATTTGATCCTATAAAGCCGCAGCCGCCGGTAACAAACATCGTTTTCATGTGACCCTCCTAACTACTAAATTAGTAATTATTAGTAGCGATTAGTATTTCAAAGAACGGCAGGGGAAGGACTCGAACCTTCCTTACCAAATCATCGTTAACCGTCAACGCTTGATAAAACTAGTATAACCAAGCCGGCAATAACTACCCCGCCTTTTACTTAACCAGAAATCCACCATTTAAACATATCTTCACCATCTTTCCAGCGGTCTACAGATTTTTTGCCTTGTTTTTTCCTGTTGTTGTATAATTTAATAAATGCTTGAATGAAAGCATCCGTATATCCTGGGTATCGTTGGACTTCTATCATGCGTTGTTTTGGACTCTTCATTGGGCATAGTAAACAACCTAATCGCTTTAATCCTTCATTATATAACTTACAATATGGCAAATTCCTATTGCCTATGAACCACCATACTTCTCCTTCGGTCCAATCTAATATGGGACAAAGCATACGTTTATTTTTTGGCATACAAGTTGATACTATTTTCCAACGGTCTTTTCTCCTTGGCGATTCATCACTACGTATACCTAAAACAACGAATCTTCCTTCACCTCCATGCTCTTTATACTGTTCACAGCACCATCTTCTTTGACGAATAGGGAATCCTTTATTCACCAACCTAGTTAAAAATGGTTCCTTTGGTCTATCCCAGATGACATCTTTATGATGCTCACGAATAAAATATATTAACTCCGGTGGATCGATCGTCGTTACGCTGTAGTGAGCATCAAACTTCACTCCCGCTGCGATTGCTAAATGCTTTATAACAACACTATCTTTTCCTCCGCTGAATGCAAGATAGTATCCTTCGGATGGCTCAAGATCACGAAAGATTTGAATCGCATTGTTTATTTTCTTGATCATGCCTAGTCTTCTTTCTTCTTACTTCTCCAACGCATCCTGAGCCATGCGAGCAAGATGCCCCCCAGGATCGGGACCAACGCCAGGGCGAATGCGAAGAGCTTACTATTATCTTTTACTGTCTCGATTATTATCTGATGAACCGTTGCCATAAAAGAATGATATCAGCCGCTTCTCTGTGTCATTCTCGCTTTCAAGCTTCAGGACAATCCTGCCGTTAGCATACTGGTGTAGTGATAGCTTCATAAAACTCCTGTTATTAATAATTACGGTTTAATTATTAATAAATTCTTACGTGCCCGTGTGATTGCTGTGTAAAGCCACTTCCTCCAGAGGGGCTCTTCCCGGTAGATGCGTTCTTCGATGACAATGACATTGTCGTATTCGCTCCCTTGAGATTTATGAGCTGTAATACAGTAGGCAAAATCAAATAAGTCCACTGTAGCTCCGTGCTGAGGCTTCTCATCTCCGAATTGGGCTTTCAATATTTGGCCTTCATAGACAAAGTCACCCATGTCGATCGATGCAAGATAACAGAACTCAGTCTCACGTATGATGCGTAAGAAAATGCCGATATTGCCGTTAAAGATGTGCTCTTCCCGGTTATTTCGCAGACAAATTACCGGTTCTCCCTCTTGGGGGAGCCCTGAAATTCCAATTCTCTTACGTATATAGTTATTTACGTAAACACGCATACGGTTTGTTCCACATATAATCATAGTATTGGGGTCGTATTCCTTCAAAGTAATGTTCCTGATGCCGTGAACCTTCTTAACTACCGGCTCATCGCCCTTGCCGGTGAGCTTAACTGAGTAATCCCCGAATGGTATAACGCCCTTTTGCCGAGCCATAATCGACAAAGCGACTATCGGGTTGCCTTCTTCTTGCCGGATTATCTCATCAAGGATAATATCAGGCGACTCCATGAGGTTGAATGTACCGTTTATCGGCGGTAGCTGGCCGTGATCGCCTACGGCAAGGATAGATATCCCGAATGAACATAGGTCATTATACAGTTCTTCGTTAATCATCGATGCTTCGTCTATAATAATGATGTCATATTGCACCTGTTCCGGCTCAACGAGCTCAAATAATATGTGCTTTTTGTACTTATTAACCGTAACTTCTTCGACTTTCCTGTAAATAAGGCCATGAATCGTACCGCAATAGTCATCAGCGGCCAAGGCATCATTAGCTAGTAGTTTTTCCCGCAGCACACTGCTCGCTTTGCCAGTGTAAGCACAGAAGGCGACCTTGGTATGGCCAAGAGTCATAACGTCCAACTCAGAGGCAATACTGGCGATTAACGACGTCTTTCCGGTACCGGCGAAGCCTCCAAGAGTGATTACATCCGATGACGTGTACTTCTTGATGACGGCGTCTCGCGCTTTCTTCTGCTGGTTATTCAATAACATATTTATACCCTCCCATTTTTCTTTAAACAACATAACAAATCAAGCAATTTTGCCATGTTTCCCATATTTGGTAAATGTCTATTGCCAATCCAATCATAAACTGACTGTCTCGGCACCCCAATTTTCGTTGCGAGTTCTGTGTTTGATGAATTCGTTGACTTCTTGATTGTCTCGATAACATCGACTATTGACATTTTGTCTATCTTGTTCAGCGGTATCTTGACAACTTTACCATTGTTTCCATTCGCTGAATCATATCGATAATAGTGATTTTTACGGTCAATTCTCTTGTTTAAAATTACTGATCTTCGCTTTAACATTCTTCTAATTATTTCAATTGATATTCTTCTGCGGGCTATGATTTTACGTATTTTTTCCATTTAGTTTTTTTCTCTTTTTCCACTAAACCGTTATACCGTTATGGTACTTTGAGTTGCGTAAACCGTTATAACCGTTATGGGCACCATAACACCTACGCTTTTCAGACAACCTTGTTGTGGCGCAACGACTTATGTAAAAAAGTTGTAAACCGTTATACCGTTACGCTAAGAGAACAGGCTCTTTTTTTTTTGGATGTTTTTATGTCATTTATTAATGTAAAGATGTTTTAAATGTCGTAAAGAAAAAAGCGAGGTGTGAAAAAAAAAGCGCTTGCTCTCTCAGCGTAACGGTATAACGGTTTACAAAAAAACGCGAGAAAGCATTGAAAACAAAGGAAAACGCTAAAAAAGCGTAGGTGTTATGGGTGTTATAACGGTTTACACTTCTGTAAGTCACTGTGGCGCAACGACTTACAGAAGTGGTCTTTTTTTTACATAACCCATTGAAAACAAACGAGTTACGAAGAAAAAAATAGTTTTTTTCGCGGTAAAACGCTAAACCGTTATTTTTAAATTTACTAGTCAAAACCAATAACGGTATCACGGTTTACGGTTCCTTCTTTTTCGTCGTTTTCCTTACTGGTATTAGGTTTTTCGTCTTTCACTTCATCAAACAATCCGGCTATCGAACCGGTTATTGGGTTATAGAAGAGGTTTTTGTCGCATGGGTACTTGTCATATAGCTTTTTAATTGGTGGCAAAAATACACTCACGAGCTCTTCATTCTTTGTGAATCCATGCTTCGCAATCATGAATTTTGCTGCCTTCCCACGTCCTCCGCCGGTGCCTGAATACTCTATGACTCCGGCCTTGAGCAAAGAGATAGTCCACTTCTTAGTCTTGTCGTATTTCCAATCGATTATTTCCATGATTTCTTTGTAGCCAAACTCAAATTCGTCCTGAGTTCCCTTACCAATGGCATCGTCATGCATCTTTACTATTGTAGACCATATTTCTTTTGATGATGGGCCGATTTCATAAATAGTCTCAAGTAATGTGTCCTCGGCTATGATTTTTGCCAAGTAATAATCCGCCAACGTGGACCTGAGATATATTAGTCCGTTTTCGTCTTTGTATTGCTCACGGTGGTACTGGTGCAGGATTGTTATTACCTCGATGAGCATGCGGAATCGTTCTCGATCACGACGAATTCTTACTGGTTTATTGGGGAATCCCTTGAATACATCTCCAGCGAAAGACATTATGACTCTGTAGTCAGGACTTAGTAAGCGCTGTGCATTCTTATAAAGATCAAGAGTAGGCTTATCTACTTTGAAATCCTCACCCTTTGCTTTCCTAATTGTTATGTCGCCTATCTTGTCTGTCTGCTCGGGGGAATCGTCGGAAAATAGAGAGAAATTACGCGTTTCATTCTCATTGTGTATATTACTCTGTGTCGTTGTGACTAAGAATCCGGCCGGTCCCTTGACTGTTTTACTCTGCGTTACCATGTCCCCGCTTTGTGGGTTCTTAATCGGCAACATCAATACAAGATCGCCTTCTGTCTGAGCACTACGTATTGAATAATCTGCCTGCTCTGAACCGGGTAACTCATTGATGTATATAATCTTATGTTGCATTGCGAACTCAGGAAGATGAAAGAACGCTTGAGCTGTCGCTTTGGTGATAAAAAACACACCTTCCTCTGGTATAAGGTCTATTATTTTCTTTGGTATATACGATTTTCCGCTTGATGATTCACCCTTAATAGTTATGCTTAACGGCTCTTGCGTTATTCTTGATGTGAAACAAAGATACACCATAGACCGTATTGCGTATTCTCCTATAATACCCATTTGATCAGTCAATGCGAGTATGTGCTTTAGGATATCCGGCTTAGATTTCAGAAAAGCAAGAGCTTCATTCTTCTCTGTTTCAGTCATAATGTATAACTGTTTTGGCTTTTCGAGTCGCTCTTTTTCTTCTTTCTCGATCTGCTTTCTAACAAGGTCTTCTATTTGTATTAAATCATCGTTGATTTCTTTGTTCTTAGCTGCTTGAACAAAACGCTGTCGGTGGCTTGCTCGATCTAATGATATAGTGTCTTTAAATATCAACGAGCCGTCACGAGACAACGTCACTGAACATTTCAAAGTGCCGGCCTTTGTAAATTCCAAATGAACAAGCCTGTATTCAAAATTCTTTTTGCGGAATACTATTATATTAGGATCGCGGAATACAATAGTGATGATTCCCTGCTCGATCTGCGCTCTCTTTTGCTGTGCCATAATAATAGGGCATATTTCTTTGTCGCAGAAGTCTAATATTACGCCGGTGTCGCATCCGTATGATTTGTAGTTTCCCTTAAAGACTGAATCAATGATGGTGAGCATTTCTCTATCGGGCATGGGTGCTTCGTTCTTCTTATTCCATGAAGCTATTAACGTTTCTATGTCTGACCTTACGATGCCTTTCTCTTTAAGGTAGATTACAAACCTGAAAGCACACTCGTTTCTCTGGCCTTTCTTTACTCCTTGTCGTATTTTTTCGATACACGGCAATTCATGATTCGGTACTTTGTGAGAAGTACTTACCGATACCGTACCATCGTCTTTTGGTGTTTCTCGTAATAATCCATTAGTCTCGACTATGTCTTTGAGAGTGGCTGCCGAGATACGTTTTATTATTGATAGTTTGTCTGAATTATTAATAATGACGTTATCTGATACATCAACAAAAACGGTCTTACCCTCTCCTGTGCTTCCGCCAAAAAGAGGTAAGAATATAAAGTTCCCATACGGCCTATCGTCGGTGACTCTATCTTGCTTCGGGAATACTTCACACTTCAGATCAACATCGCTCATGACCATTTCGGTGACAAGCCTAGCGTCTACTGCTAAAACCGGTTCCTCAAAGAAAGTCCAGCAATGAAAACCTTTTGATTTAGACCGTTCTACGTATGTGTCGATACCAAGGTGTTGCATACCTAAAGCATAATCCCGTGCTATTGTGAAATTGTGTTCATCAATATCAACAGCGATGAAGCGCGTGTATTTATAATCGATTAATGGATATACGCCAATACGTTGTTCGCCTTTTAGATGTGATTCGTATATATCTTCGGTTAGTTTTTCTTTTACGCAGAATTGATTTGAATGACCATAAGCATCATCCCTTCCAGAAAAAAGTTCTTTAAATAGTTGTACATTCATAATATTACATCTTTCTTGGTTATAATGGTGTGGCCAGGCCGACCCCAGCCACACCAGGGTAAAGATATGGGTCAAATATTATTAGATGTCCGGTGTATCGGCATTCTCCGAATCGAGATCGACATTAATGTTTGATCCCTTTAAACGCTGGTACCACGTTTTAGCAATTGCATACTCTTCGTCTGTTGTCTTTCCAGCAAGTTCGAACATCGGAACAAAATAGATACCTTTCTCGCCTTCTTTTTTCTGGATAATCATTTTGCACTTGCGAGCAAAGAAATCTTCTCCTGTGAAAACAAGCATCGAGTTCAGGTTACGGCCTGCTTTTAATGCTGTCTTCATAAGGGAAATTGAGGATGGGAATTGTTTTAGATTCTTAACATCTAAAACAGGATAGTTATAAACGATTGAACACGGCGGGCCTTCTTTCTTGTCTCCCCCTGTTGGCCACTGAGAGTCAGGGCACTGCATGCAATCGTCGCCGGGCATATGTATATTGTCACTGTTGAAGGAACATTCTCTTCCATCACGAGAGAAGCAAGATAGTCCTTTTCCTTCAATGAACATTGCTCTGCTCTTAAATACAAACAATGGTATAAACGTAAAATCGTCGCCGTATACTTCCATTGTTAAGAGATTAGCAATTTTTCCTGCTGTAGATTTTCCGTCCATAACCAACTTAGACAAACCCTGCAGGATTGCGATACGTGGTATTTGCACATCCTTCTGCATGTCTAACGCTTCGGCCCCGGCCGGAGATCCGTCTACTCCGGATGAGCGTGTTGCCGGTAATGTATTTGGATTATTAAGGAGTGACCCCCCTGTCGGCTGTTCTTGATCTGGTTGCTCTTCGTTTTTTTTCGTTTCTTCTAACATTTTTTTCTCCTTTTTGGTAAGTTGATATAATATTAATAACCTACATCAATGACTATCTCACGTATTCCTACGTATTGCGATACTCGGTTGAAAAAAGGTTCGTATCAACTCTACCGGTACAGTCTCACCTTCTTTTACTAAACCGCTAATGAATGTCTGCAATGTCTTATGATGAATAGTTCTCTTAATTAAATCAGGCCGACCTTTATCTTCATCGACCCATTTAAGGACATCCTGTTGCATCCCGGGTTGTGTACTGACGCGTAATGTCTCTTTGCGGGAAACGAGTATACCGTCTTCCGTTTTAAATGACATTTCTTCTGTGAGCTCCATAAGCTCACGTAGCTTTGCTTCTGCCGAGTCCTTCTCTTTCTTTGCTGTAGATAACTTCATCTCTAGTTCAGAGACAGTATCTCTGCTTGAAAGAACACGATCTAACAATTCTCTCTTTTCTGCCATGGTTTCCACCTCCTTTTTCAAGATTATAAAAACTTTTCTGCCCTATGCTCATGTGTTAAATATTTGCAAAAAGCAGTTTTGAGTATACTATGCTGTTGTTTGTATATGATATGTAATAGTTCGTCCATGTCTTCGTTCTCGTTTACTATTATAGGTATACCACCAGACTCTAATATTTTATTTAAAAAATACTTCTGATGTTTCTTTACGCGATCAGTAATAGTCTTAAATTCAATAGCGTAACAAGTTCCGTTGTATAATAATACAGAATCAAACGGCCGTAAACCTCCAAGCCCCTTTGTGTCCGGTATCTTATAAAGGAAATAGTCATCATCTAATACCTTACGAGCAATGCGATTAAACTTAGAAACCATTTGTTTATGATTCATGAGTCTTACTCTTTTGTTTCATTACCCTGTATTTTTTCAGGTAATTCTTGTTATAATCAGGGAAATCCTTATGCCACTGCTCCTGTAAACCGCGTGAGTTCTTCTTTTGACATAGCAATCTACCGCATGTCTTTTTCTGGTTCATGTGTTTAGGCTCATATTCTTTTCCGCATATTACACATATTCGCATTTGTTCATTCTTCATCTGATTTGGTTTCCTTCGCTTCCTCAATTAATGCTCTTAATAATGCAAGGTATAAGCGCTCATCTTTTATTCTACCCTCTATGGGTTCGCTTGATACCCTTCCCGAATTGATAAAATTAACTATGCTATCAAAATGTTTCCAAAGATACACTAACAAGATTACGCGCGGGCCTAATGATTTTGCGCAGTGCGGGCATTTAATTTTTTCGCCGAGGCGTTTAAAGTTATCGAGCCGATCATTTATTTGCTCACCAAAATTTAATGTATACTCTTTACCCTTCGTTCGTGATGTAGCATTCTCTTCATCAAACATCTTTTTTAATAAGACATCAAAATCATGTTGGTTCATGTACCATCCTTTTTTGTTTTTTCAAAAAATTGAAGATCAATGTCCCAATTTTTTGTCTCAGAAGTTTCAAAACCCATAAAATTATTGGATTCTTCTGGAATGTCAAGATTGTTAAAATAGCCCAGGCATTCCAGATCTGTTGTTAAAAAAAGCATTACTGGATCTTTATCTTGATCTCTCCACATGCCGTTATTACGAAAGTAATCCGATGTCTCAGGGTCAACATTATTGTTATTTTTATTGCACCGTAGTTGTTTACGAACTTTACCGATAAAAAATATTTTTTCTCGATAGAGTCTATCAGGAGACTCTTTATCGTAATAAACGGCATAGATGGTCATGTCGCTGGGTAAAGGTGTAACATCTATTAACACATATCTCTCATTGAATATCTTGCGAGAATATTGTTGGATCATAATAACCTCCTTCTCTTATTTTTTACTGTTTCAACATCTGTAAGCATGATTCCGACAATGCCTCTTTACTGTTTAAAGCCTTTAATATTACTTCATCAACAGAGTTCTGAGCAAGCAAATGTATGTACGTACATTTATTATTCTGCCCATGCCGGTAAATCCTGTCGTTTGCTTGGTAATAATCCTCCAGCGAGTAACTAAGCGAGAACCAGATCATATAGCTGCAGTTTGTAAAAGTAAGCCCCATACCGCCTGATTTTGGGTGTGATATTAATAATCTACTCTTTCCCGCCTTGAAATTATTAATAGACTCTTCTTTATCTTTCTGTTTCATGTCGCCGTATAGTAGCGAGTAATAATTATTAATATCAGCCGTGACCCCCTTAATATTAGAGTGTATCCACTCACGTATCATCTGTATTTCGTAATGGAATTGTACCCAGATAATAACTTGCCGGTCATCACCGATGCTGTCAAGCAGTTCTCCGAGTACGGATATTTTCTTGTCAGAAATCTTAAAAGGCATACCCTGTATGGATATTGCGAACCCGGCGGTTATCTGGCGTAACTTCATAAGTTTAGCGAGTTCATTCACACCAAGAACAGTATTGTCCTTGAATGCCATGATGTTTTCTTTTAACATCTCATCATACTTCGTTCTCTGGATGTCATCCATAACGATACTGCGATTCTGAAACGTCCTCTCCGGAAGGTCAAGACAGTCTTCTTTCTTAATAAAGAAGGCCCGCTGCTTAATAGTATCCATAATATATTGCTTTGATTCACTGAATGGTTTGTAAGCGTAACCGCCGTAACCACTTGAGTAAAAATACTTATTACGGAACTTATAAAAGTTCCCTTCGAGTATCTCCGGGAGGATGAATTCCATCTGGGCCCAATACTCTAAAAGGTTATTCGGCGCCGGTTTTCCGGAAAGTATTAATCGATTACTAATAGTAGTGTTGTACTTTAATAACTCCTGAGAGATTTTGCTCTTAGGATTCTTCATCTTGCTGGATTCGTCTATGATAAGAAATTGTATTTTCTGTGCTATGTCGCGAGTTTTTGATAGTTTCTTGAATTGTTCATAATTAATCACGTACACATTATAATCTTTATCAAATGCTTTGAGATTATGCCATAGGTTAACCACCGTTAGGTCAGACCACTGTGGTACCTCTTTCATCCACACTGATTCTATGATTGATAATGGCGTGACTACCATTGTGGGGACTTGCTTAAGTTCGATGAGCTTTATGGCGGTTAAAGTTTTTCCTGTTCCAGTATCCATAAATAATGCATACGAATTAAACAAAGCACCAAGAGCTACCCCCTGTTGTTGATGCTTAAAACACATGCTGGTGTCAGCTCCGTTGTGATTATCAAAGACTAATTCTTTATTAATTTTGATATTATTCGCTAAGTCTAGCTTGCCGGCATTTGCTTTTTCTATGTTCTTAAGAGTGATGTAACAATCGATCGTTGCGCCGTCAGCTTGGATATTCAGCTTTTCTATGATAGGAATAAGACGTGACATGGGAAATTCCCATGTCTTGTTAGAGCGATTAAACCTATAATTACCAATAGATTTCACGGTTTCCTTCTCTGAGAAATCACATGTTACTACTGCTTTATTCTGGTGTATTACGACTCTCATATCCTTGGATTTTCTCCTGAAAACATGTTAAACCTTTCCAATGACCATGATTACGGTCATTATACTATGACAAAATTTTTTGTCAAGGGTAAATATATTATATTTTTGTTCCTACCTTGCGGAGTGCCTCCATGTCTATTAGAGTTCTGATTACTCCACCGCGTGACTTCTTTTCTGGGAAGCTGGGGTTTATTTGTGTCTCTAAAAATTTGATTTGTTTCTCAGTAAGGAATATGTTAATCATGACTTTTCGTTCGCTTTTTAACCGCATAATAGTTAACCTCCTGTAAAGACCTTCGTCCAAATTTGTATACTGCAATTGTGTATAATAATACTGCAAACCAGTGTATAGTCTTAAAGTAGACTATTGCATCGCCTAACACATGCTCCTCATGCATGACATCTATCATGGCCGGCACCGCCTCCATGACGCCTACGCCTAATATAGACAGCAAAAGGACGCCTGCGTACTTGTTATGTCTTGTGATCATTCTTTCTCATTTTCTTGTACTGTTACTAGTATTGACTGAGGCGGTTTCTCGCTCAGTGAATATTTCTTGATGTACAAATATTGTATCGCCGGAGCTCCGCCTTCTAATACTTCTTTGTACCTGAAGCAACTTTTTAGTTCTTTCTCTTCGAGTGCCATCTTTACAACTATTGGTTTCATGTTTTTTCTCCCTTGATTAAAGCAATATTAATTGCGCCCTCCGTGGCAATCCATTTGCATGTTTCGCTCAGGCCGGGATGTCCGCACTGCCGGAATATTAACATGCAAAACCCATATGTTTCTTTTTCATGAGACTTTGATAAATATATACATTTCATGATGTAATCTTTTCTATACTTAACACTTCTCGCTTAAAAATTTCAAGGCCTTTTTTGTAAGCGAGCAATGGTTCAGAGGCTTTGTGCTCTGGCGTAGTAAGATATACACGCATATCGTCGGCAGTAAGGGCCCATTTAATTGCCAATTCCCTCACGCGTCCAACATTAGCTCCCAATGCCAGTGCTTCAATAACGAGCTTCCAAGCATTGGCCCGATTTGTTAGGTCTAATAACCACACCTTACTAACAAACGTGCTATCAAAATAATGTTTGTCGTGCACAACCACAAGTGGGTTCTTGCTGATCAGGTCGCCGTTAGTGTGTAGATAGTAATACCATTCTCTTTTCATGATTCACCTCGTTATTAATACCTATTAGTATTATTCCTGATGATTCTCGCCTGATGAGTTAACATTGCATGCATCATTCAAGCTCCCGGCGATAGAGATTAGGCCCTCATGCGCTTTTCTTGCTATTCGCTTGATGTCGCGATCCTGAATAGAGGGAAAGCGTAATGCTTCTATATCTTTGGCGAACCCTCTTAATTTTTCAATATCAGGCTTCAATTCTTCAATACGAAACGCCTCTTCTTTTGCTTTTTGTTCTTTTTCTTCAAGTTCCCGCTTCACACCTTCGGCAATTTCGATTTCTCTTGCCTTAGCGCGTTCTTCATCCAGTACTCGTTGTCTTTCTGCTTCTTGATCTCGTCCAATTTTTGCTAAACGTTCGCGCTCTTCGGCAAGCTCTGCTTCCTTCTTTGCCTGCTCATCAGCAATGAGTTTATTATACTTGGCAATGCGTTCGCGCTCCTCGGCTAATTCTGCGTCTTTCTTTTTCTGTTCCTCGGCTAAGAGTTCGCGCTCCTCAGCTAATTCTGCGTCTTTCTTTTTCTGTTCTTCGGCAATGCGTTCGCGCTCTTTGGCTAATTCTGCGTCTTTCTTTTTCTGTTCCTCGGCTAAGAGTTCGCGCTCCTCAGCTAATTCTTTGTCTTTCTTCTTCTGTTCTTCGGCTAAGAGTTCGCGCTCCTCAGCTAATTCTTTGTCTTTCTTCTTCTGTTCCTCGGCTAAGAGTTCGCGCTCCTCAGCTAATTCTTTGTCTTTCTTCTTCTGTTCTTCGATCATGGCCTGACGTTCTTTGACCAATTCTTCTTCTTTCTTCTTCTGCTCCTCAGCGAGGCGTTGTTTTTCTTCTTCGATGATACGTTCCTGTTCTCTTTTAACGGCATCTTCTTTCTCTTGCCGTCGTCGCGCTATATCATCTTCAACGACTTTACGTTGACCGTACAAATGGCTTTCGATCTCAACCATAGCAACTGTCAATCTCTTTGCTTCAGCATCAACTGCCTTGCCAAACTTCAGGCAATCTATTTTTAATTCTTTGCGCTTCAGTTCAATATTAAACCGAACACCCCGCACCATCTGATGAGCAGTCTTGCAGGCATCGTAATTAGCTACATCTTGCGGATCATTCACTTTTAAGGCAGTATAAGACTGCCTCATCTCTGCGATCTTCGCATCAGTTAGATTATATTTAGTCAATTCTTTACTGATGAAGTCATCTTCTGGTGCAACATCGATTATTTCCGGCGCATTGTTCGTCTTTTCAATATTATCCATAACGTTTCTCCTCCCTTTTTTTAACAATCATAAATCTTTCCCATATAATATCATGTGGCCGGCTCCTGCCGGATTCCCACCAGCGAATTGCCCTATCGCTTACATGCATCTTTTTCGCAAGCTTGCCTTGCGTAATCTTGTACTGCTTTCTGAAGTGGTGTATCTCTCTGCCACGTGTAAACCTCTCTACAATTCTGTCTAGCGTTGACTTGTTCATGATCTTTACCCCCCTATTAATATCTATGCCCGTCCTTTAATGGACACCATTTTGGAATTACCCCATCTTCAGGTCGTATTCTTTTCTCCCAATTGTAGCCACGCATACGGCATGTCACATTGTGACCGCATATTGGTTTTGCTCCGCCCTCTGTAAATGCCCCTGAATGGTCATCATACCGACAATCATAACAACTCATTATTTCTACTGTTATTTTCATATCTTTACCCCTATGTTATTAATCATTATTACTCCTGCTTGGTGAGCCGGAAGCGTCTTCTTGTGAATGTCATTTATTGCGCTGAATGTCATTTATTGCGCTGATTGTACGTTTTTACTTGTTCAACTTTAACAGTTATTAATCCACTATTAATATCAGCTATACTTTCGTATGCCCTCTTGGTCAAATCAATGATCCTGTTTAATCTCTTGTTCGGGCCTCGATCAGTAACTCTGACAATAACACTTTTGTTATTAATAATATTAGTAACTCTTAATACAGTTCCGAATTTATACTCGTATGTGGCACATTCGAACAGATTTTCATTGAAATCTATGACCATTGCAGTCTGATCATTCAGTTTTTCGCCTCCTCCGTAGTAAGAAGCTACGCCCTGACGCGCGTCTGAGGCTAGAATACTAATCGGTATTAGTAGCGCTATTAATAACGGCATCAAAAACTGGGGTTTTATGCTATTTTTGCCTGGTTTCTTGTCCCCTGGCCGCGGAAGTTTTGGATGACCGAATGTATCTTCGCTGCTAGTTTTTTTGATGTGAGCTGAGCTATTACTACTACTACTACTACTACTACTACTACTAGTAATAGCAGTATAAGTAGCCATAAGATCATTGTGAATTATCGTCTTGGCGCTTAAAAAGTATGTGTGATCAGTAATATCTATTAATAATCGCAATGCAAGAGTTCTATAATAACCAACACGCCTGAATTCCCGGTTTGATTTTATTATATTCCATGGTTGCCTGTATGCTTCTTCGCGATGATAAGCTAATTTTCTCAAGCAAAAATCATGCAATTGAATCGTTCTTTCTTGGTTAATAGTTCCCATTGTATACCTCCCATGTATTATATACCCATATTACCATATATATATGCTCTTGTCAAGCTAAAAAGCAAACGTGACGTGAATATCTCTCGATATTATCGCTGGTAGCTTGTAGGTCAACTTCATTCTGGTTCTTATAAATAGTCAGTTCACAGAGAATATCGCGAGCGTAGCTCTCAGGATATAAGATTGCTAACATAAGTTCGTCCATATTAACCCCTTTTTTTATAATCGTCATCGTCATCTCTTTGCCCACCGCAAGATAAACAGATTATAGCGACTTCTCCTGTTTCAGTCGGGCACATTAAGTGGAATCCATCAGCGCAAAAACATGTCATACCGTAACGAGGCATTGTCGCGATAATAGCTGTGATGCGATCTTCTAATTCGTTGTACTCGTCCAATGCGATCTTTAATTGTTTGTTTATTTCTCCCATACTGCACTCCTTTTTGTCGTAGTGTTAATAATTATTAGTTCCAGCTATTAGCGATCTCGATCTGGAATTTAAACCTCCTGCGGAGTTTACAGAATGTAAGTGTAAAGATTCCTATGTGCACTGTTTTATACGTATATTTACACATTATTAATCTCCTATTAATTCTCTTGCCTTTATTTTGCGCACCCGTAAGAATAAATCAGAGCCGGCGCGCACTTCATACCCTTGTGGCTCAAGATTATCTCGTAACCACTGAATAAATTCAGGGCATGACCAGTACAACTTTGCTTTTACGCCGGAATCATTCATATTCAATTTTTTCATAACCCTCCTTGTGTTAATTGCATAATTCGCAATTGCCTTTTAAACACGGGAAGCACTTGCCTTCATCCGCGATCAGTTCCTCCTGTGACAAGTTCTCTCCGCAACAAGTGCAAGTACTTTTCGCTTCTCGTAACGTAAAACACCCTGAATCAGCGATCTTGCTCAAATCATCAATGCTAAAAACGTCTAAGTAGTCGTGGAAATCTTCCATGAGTGATTCGATTATAGTTTCTTTTGTTACTTCTTTATTCATGATCCTCCTCTTAATTAAACGGTTCCAATAAATCATAATTAAACTGAGACACGCTACCTTCCATACCGTTGCTGTAGCTTGTACCGTCAATAGTATAAATTTGTAACCATGTTTTGTACCCTTTGAGCCTTACTGCTTTCCCTTCCACGATACCGACAAATTGATACCATGAACCAGTGAGCCGTTTAGCTTTAATTTGTTTCTTGTACTCTGCTTTATTCATTCTTTCCCCCTTTTTTTTGGTAAGTCGTAAAGTTATTAAATATTAAATATCAAACCACAGGATATTAGAGATTAGAAAAAAACATGTTTAAAATGGCCATATAGCGCCAATTAAGGCTCAGCTGGGATCCTCTGAGCGCCTCTGGCCTCTGGCCGTGTCTCCGGCTGATCAGGAGCGCCTCTGGCCTCTGGCCGTGTCTCCGGCTGATCAGGAGCGCCTCTGGCCTCTGGCCGTGTCTC